GTTTAAGTAACGGAAGTCAGACTTATAGAAGTCGTAAGATCCTCTACGGAAACCAGAGAAGCCTAAGTTTAATGCCATATCTTCAGAGTTGTCAAATACACCGTAAGATGTACCACCAGCACCGTAAGAGTTCATAGAAGCTAACATATCATCAATCGCCAAGCTAGTTGTACGATCAACAAAGAACATGTTTTCTTCAATAGCACCTTGCTGATCAAACACAGCTAAAATAGCGTCAAACTCAGCTAAATCAGTAGCAGCGTTAACACCAGTAATACCAGTTGACTGGTGACCTCTAGTAGTAATAGCAGCAAACAAACCTTCAGTACCGTCAGAAGTACTTTGATCAGTACCACCAATCGCTCCAGCACCATCTACAGCTTTTTCAGCTTCTAGCATAGTCATTTCTAAATAATCAGAGAAACGAGCTCTTGTATCGCCTTCAGCTTTTAAATACCATAAATAACCGTTCTGTCCTTCTTCACCAGAAATTTCAACCCAACCAATTTGAGATGCATCAGATCCAGATACTTCGTAGTAATCTTTTAAGATGATGTGCTTGTTTGAGTGAGATTTAAATTGTGGTGCGTTAGCAGATGATCTTGCGTTAGTTCCTTTTTCAAATTCAGAACCAATAACTAAAACTCTAACTAATTCTGATGTAGTAGCAGTAGAACCTAAAGCAGTAGCCATGTTAGCTGCGCCGTAAGATAATACTGTAAACTCAGCAGCGTTGTCACCGTCTTCGTTAACAGCTGATACATAACCTTTAGCAGTAGCATTAGCGATAGACATAATAACCATATCACCAACTCTTATACCGTGATTTACACCAACAGAATTACCGTCAATATCATTTTCAATTTCGTAAGTATCGTTAGAATCTTTATACTTAGCAGTATAAGCTAAGTGAAGTCTACCTTGCTCAGACCAGATTACTCTATCAGAAGCAGATGGCTCTTCAGCTCCAACTTGTGCTAAAAATCCTGCGATAGTTCTTTTACCATAAACCTCAGCTTCTTTTTCCATAAGGTCTGGTAAGTATTGTTGCGCCCAACCTTCAGTGTTAGACGACGTAAAGTCTACGTAGTTAGATGATAGCGTCTGTTTTCTAGGAGCCGCATCTATACCACTTGCACTTGTAATTGCCATAATTAAGTGTTTTAAATGTTAATAAATTACTTTTTATTTTTAATTTTAAACTTAAAACCAGGAGAATCTTCATTTAACACTTTAAATTTTAAGCCGCCAGTTTCAGTGCTTCCGTAAGATTGTCTAGGACTCATGCTTACGTTTTTACTTTTAGCCACGCTTTCTTTTAAAGCGTCGGCTTTACCTTGCTCGTAAAAGTGTTTTGCAACAGCATCTGCGTTCATTGCTGTAAATAGAGACTTACGATAACCTTTAGCGTCTGACATTGTATTATCTTCTGCCAAAAACTTTTTGACAAAGTTATTAATGTCGCTTTGAGTTGTTTTAATCTCTTCAGCATTTTTTACATTGAACCTATACTTTTTGTCACCAATATTATATTCAAAACCTTTGAACTTATTGTTAAAGACTTCATTAGTCTTTTTGTCAAAATGTAATTTAGCTCGGTCAGCTGTTTTTTTATTTTCTTCTGACTCTTTGTTATATCGATTAAAAAAGTCCCAAGCTTTCTGCTGTTCAGGCGTTAAGCGTGATCCTGATTTAATCTCGTCATAATATTTAGACTTTTGCCCGTCTAAGTAGGCTTTAGCACTGGCAACTTGCTCTTTTAGCGCTATCTTTTTCTTTTTAATATCTCTTTCGTCATCTACTTCTTCATCGTATTTAAACGAATCTTCAATTAAAAAGTTTATTTCTTCAGCCGATAAATGCGGCTTTGTTCTTTTATAATACTCTGTTAAAGCTGTAAGATTATCTAAATCATTATAATCTTTATTAAGCTCAACATAATCTTCTAAAGTACCACCAGTTTCTTCCATAAAGTCAAGAAGCTTTTGTATGTTTTCTGGTAATTCTTGACCAGCTTCTTTAGCTTCTTCAATAGCTTCTTCTACTTGCTCAGCTATCTCTTCTATAGTTTCTTCTTCTTCTTCTTTTACTTCTTCAAGAGCGGGTTCTTCATCTTGAACGGCTTGTTCTTCTTCTCCGGTAGATTTTTCATCTGTCTTTTCGACGTCTTGCTCACGAACTTTTTCGCTAGCTTCGGGTTCGTCGCGAACAGGTACCTCATCTGTGCTTTGCTCTCTAGTGGCATCTTCTTCTTCTTTTTGTGTTACTGGTTTGCTTAAGTCTACTTTAATAACACTGTCGTCACCAGCAGACTCAAACTTACTTTCATCAATAGCTTGATCTTGTGTAGTTTCTTCAGCTACGTTTTCGTTTTCTTCCATAATATAAAATATAAGTTAATAATTATCTAGGTTCAAATCCACCTAAGTTAAACCCACCAAGTACATCATTACCTGATGACTCAAACTTTTTAGGTGGCTTATTTGTTTTTCTTTGATCTATAAGTTCGCTTTGTTGACTAGCTTGTATTCTAGTTCTTTCATCTTTACGATCTTCTTTTTCTTTTTCTCTAGACTTCATGCCTTCAGTTTCTAAACTTTTTAGCTGCATGTTCATTTGAAACTCTAACTGCATTAATTGTTTTTTAATTTCAGACTCTTGTAATAATTTTTGAGATTCAAGTTGTGCTTGCACTTGAGCTAATTGAGCTTTTGCTTGTATCAAAGCAGTTTCTTTTTGTACTTCTATTTGAGCTGAGTTTTGAGCGGCTTTAGTATTAGCTTGAGTTTGCATTTGTATATTCATTTTCTTAAGCTCTTTATCTTTAGCCTCTTTTTCTTTTCTTCTAAGTTTTAATAGTTGATTTGCTAACTTAACATTTTTTATAGCTCTTACATCTATAGCGTCTTCTAAATCAATATTTTTTTGTGCTATAGCAACTTGTATATTATTTTCAAGCAACGCTTTTTCTTCTTCATCAGGAGCTAATTCTAAAAATATACCAAAATCATATAAATGCAACTCAGATATTTCTTCAAGCGTAGCAACGTTGTGAGCGCCTATTGAGTGTATAAAAGCATCTTTAGTTGGTGAAAACTCTAATATATCAGATATTCTTAATGATAAGCACTCTGCTATTTGAGATGTTAAAAACATACCTGCTTGTAATATATGTCTAGTAGCTGTATTACTATTTGCCGCAGCAAGTTTTTGTATACCTACTAAAGCGTTTTTATCAGGCGTACTACCATCTCTAGCTTCGTTAAGCCCAGTAGTATCTCTAATCATTTGCATATAATAGTTGTAGTTTCCTATTAAAGCTTGAAGCTTACTTCCACCACTACTGTTTCTTATTTCTTGTATAGGTACTTTACCAGGATTTATATCACCGTCTTGTGTAAACGATCTACCAATAACGCTACCTGTTTGAAAAAACATGTTTAAAGCTTCTTGTGGATTATAGTTTGTGCCATTGCCTAAATCTATTTCAGCTAATCCGTCTGCGTCTAAATAAACACCATCAGGAACTATTCTTGACATTACCTGCTGTATTTTTAAATGCGTTAGCTGTATCATATCAGCAAAACCTGTTATACGACTAACTAAAGACTCTATGCGACCTTTATACATACGAGGAGCTACTATAGCATAATTCATTTTTACTTTAGTGTAATCGCTTTTTGGTCGCATCATATTTTTAGACATCTCCCATTTTAAAAGCTTGCCTGTACCTATTATATAAGCACCTTCGTAAAGACACTCTACATTGCTTTGTAATTTTGAAAAATTGTTTTGAGCATCTTCTGGAGGATTAAATGTATCATCTTTTTCTATAGCTCTATCACCACCAGTACCTGTTTGTTTTATTTTATAAACTTGATTCATATATGTTTTATAATTAAAATATAAAACTTGAATCTTGTTATTATCTTCTTCAGTATAGCTAGCGTAATTTTCTGGTCTTTGATAATTGTTTTTAGCTATCTCTTCAAGATCTTCTTCAGTTAAATGTGGAAACTGCTTTGCTAACTCGTTAATAGGTATTTTTTTAACTTCACCAACATAGTATATATCATCAAAATATGGCGATTCAGTATAAGAATAAACTAAATCAGCTGGATCAACATAATCTATTGTAATGCCTTCAGATGTTGTAAAGTTTGTTTTAACAGCTCCAATACCTAAAATAGTTAAATCATAAAAAAATCTTCTTTTAGTTAATTCATATTGATTACCTTCAAACAAAACATTTAAAGCTTGCTCTTCTGCTATTTCAATACTTTGCTTGTAATTTAGTTGCATGTGAAGATCTAACTCTTCTTTAGAGCCTGGTAGTGTTTCTGGATCGTTTTCATATAAGTTTACGCCAAAAGCTTTTTCAACATAATTGTTGAAGTTTGCTGTTTTCATGTCGCGCAATACATCTTCCATATACTGCGTTCTTTTTGCTACACCATAAGGATCTTGAGAATATGCTTTTATATCGTAGTCTTTATCAGCCATGCCGTTAACTACTATATCAACAAATTTAGGTATAATAGGTACTGGCTTCCAGTCTAAATTTAAATAGCTTAAGTCGCCGTTTATAGATAGTTCGTCTTTGTATTTTTGTATTGACTGCTCACCTCTAGCGTATAATCTTAAATTATGAAAGTTTCTTTGATTATGCGAGTGCATATTATAGCTAGAGGCATAAACGCCTTGATTATCGCTATACCACTCTTGCTCAATAGCTCTAGCAACTTTTAATCCATAATCGTAACTAACTTTCTCAATGTCACTAACAGTTTGACTTGGAAAATAATTACCTCTTTTATTAGCCATATTCTACTTTATTATTTTTGAAGCAAAGCCTTGATTGTCATATCTAGCTATGCCTAAATTTAATTTTTGTTTTTCTATATTAGGAACAGGTCTATATAAATGTCTATTACAAGCCATTATAGCTAAACCAGAACTAATAGAAGCATCATGCTTTGTCCTTTTATTTATATCAAACTTAGCCCAATCATTTAACGTTTCATTAAAATACATTGTTCCATAAGTGCCATCATCAAGTATTCCAACATGGTCATTGATATACATTTCAATAGCAGCTGCATGAGCTTGTTTTATATCTTCGCTAGAGTTTGGCATACCGCCAACTTCTTTTTCAGTGGTTGAAAGTTTATTCCAAACTTTATCAGGTCTGTTCATACTAAAACCTCTATAGCCTCTACGCTTAAAATAGTAAAGCAACCTTGGTTTATTGTTTTCCGCAAGTATTGGCATACCATAAAATATACACGCCATTAATACATCTTCAAAAAATATCTCAGCGGTTTGTGGTCTTGATATATATTCTAAAAAAAATGTATTGGCAGGAGCTGACTCCATGCTAAACTTAGTTAGTCCATGAAGAGATCCATTAGATCCTCTACCATCAACAGTACCGCTAATATCATAGCTGTCGCACCCAAAAGCACCAATATGTTCATTTCCTGGGTATTTTATTCCATTTTTAAGTATTACTCGGTTTTGTAAATTTCTATCTGGCACCCAACTAACTTTAAATCTACCTTGTGGATCTGGATTAAAAACTACTTGTGTATCTTTTACTCCATTTATCCATTGAAAATTACCGCTAGTTAAAACAGCAGAGCTATCTGTACCTTCGTTATAGTCAACTTGCTCGTAAATTTTAATTAAATTAAACAAGCTATTTTTTGTTTCATCTCTAAACGCATGCTCTTCAGTTCTTGGAAACTGACGATAAAATTCATTTAACGCATCTTGATCGTCTTTTAATCCATCAACTTCATTTTGCCAATGATCAATTACTCCAATATCTATTAATTGATTATCGGGTCCGTATACATCATGGCTAGGGTTATTAAATGTTGGTTGTCCATATTGGTCAATAAATCCTTCAAAGTTCCATTCCATTGGCATAAACAAAGAATATAAACCAGACTTTGTTTGTCCATTTCTGTTGCGCCTTGTGACGTCTGAGTCATTGTAAATTTTTTTAAAATTATTACCGCCTTTATCTAAAGAGTTTGATGTTGAGCCCATCATACACTTTCCTATAATTCTACTACCAAGACGCAAACAAGTTTTTGTCACACGCCAATTGTTTAAAATATTATCAGGCTTTTCCCACTTACCGCTTTCATCATGTATTAACAAGTTAAGCTTTTCACCGTCATAGCTGTTATCACCTGTATTTTTCCAATCAATAGTAGTGTCAAGTCCAACCAGCTCTTCTTGCTTTTCGTTCGCCGTAATTTTTCTACGCGTAAACTTACTTGCAGGTACGCGATAAGCAAGTTCACTTTTAGGTCTGTCCATACCGTCTTGTATCGGTTTGAAGAAAAACGGATAGTTGACAGATATTGGTACAACTTTATCGGTAAACATTTTTTTAGCATCTGCTCCTGATTTTGATAATATTCCATATCTAGCATCTGATGATATTGTAGCTAGATTAACTATTTCTGCTGAACTCATAAACGAAAAACCACTACGCCTGTTTTTTAAATAACACATACCGTAGCACCTTTCATCAGCTTTACACGCTTCCCAAAATATAAAAAATAACCTATTAGCTTCTCTAAAGTCTGGCGCGCCAACGTCTATTTTACTCCATTGCAAATACATATAATGGCTGCCAGTAATATATGTAGGCTTGTTATTATTTATAAACCAAAAACCTTCATCGCGACGTTTAAACTCTTCGTCTATATAATCATACCACTGCTCTTTTGCTTCTTCAGGATATGATCTCCAGTCAAATATACTTTTTAACTTACTTAATTCTTTAGGATAATTTAGCCTTTGCCATTTGTTTTCGGCAAACACGTGCATTGATTTCGGTTCAGCCGGCAACCCAATTCGCAAACCTTGAATCTCCACCACTTGTCCAATTTTTCCAGTTTTGCTAATAACAACAATGTCGTTTTCTTTATTATATCCATATTTCCATTTACGTTTTTTATTAAGTCGACTTATTGTGGTCTTCTTAACAGGTTCAACAATTTTATATAATGTTTGTTCGTGCATTACTTAGATCTTCCTTCAGCAAAGCCTTTAAACACTCTCTCTTTTTTATCTTCAGGCTCTTTGCCTTCTAATATATTCTCTTCTTCTTGTATACGATTAAGTATTTCAAAAGCATCGAATATAGCTAGTTTTTTAGTAGCCGCTGCATTTTTTAATCTATCAGCAGATACATCATCTTCACTATGAGTTATAATTTGTTCTTGAGCAACTTTAATAAGCTCTTCAACTGCTTTGTGCCCAGCTTGGATTATACTCTTCTTCGTTTCCTTGATATTCATATTTAATTGTAATAAAATGAGAATAAACTCTATAAAGTTTTTGGCCATCAATAACAAACTCGTATTCGCTGTTTGGTCTAAATCCAACTAAATCTCCAACGTTTACAGAGCCATCTGTATATTTAACTATACCCATTAAAGGTTGTTCTTCTTCTGTAGAAAACTTATCTACAGACTTTATAGGTTTAATAAAACAAAAACCTTTTAACGCGCGCCAATTATAATCTTGTTGTTGTTTATAAGCAAATACTTGGTCTTCACTTACAAAATACATATTTTCTTTATAAAAAGCTTTGCTATTTCTTTCTCTACCTTTTATATCGTGCCAACGTCTAAATACGTTATGATGTACTATTACAGTATCACCTATGTTAAGCTCAGAGCTACCAACACTGGGCAAAGATATTATTTCAGCTTCTCTGTTTACGTATTGATGATTATATATTTCTGTGTTAAGTATTAAATTTTTTTCACCAACACTAACGGAGTTATTGTATCGTTGGCCTTTAGGTTTTATTATATAATTATATACTGATCTCATTAATATTCTAGATTATACTCAACAGATACAGCCATGTTTTTATTAAAGTCTTTCCAAGGCATAACATCCTTGTTTTTCTTAATATAAATACTATATTTATCTTTCTCTTCTACAATATTGCTAATAGTATGACCTCCGTACACTTCTTGTCCTACAGAGTAATGCATGGCGTCAATTTTATAATCTTTACCTATTGTAATTTTACGAATTAACTTGCTCATTTTCTTTTGGCTTTATAGTTCCATCATTTATGTTTATATCAGCATCTCCATACTGCTCTTTAAACTCTTGTTGTAGTTTTTCTAGCAGTTCTTGCAATTTTAAAACTTGATGAAGCAAGTTATGTTTTCTAGTTTCTATTGAGCCAATGTCGTTTTGACAATCATTAATAGCTCTAACTAAGTTTTGAAGTCTATGTAATTGATCTTCAGTAATTTTTTTTGGCCCAAGATTTTTAATCTTAGGCGTTTTTCTTTTTGCCATTTAATTTAATTTAATTAGTTATTTATTTTTAGCAACGCTGCGCGCCTCCATTGAGCGCTCCGTTTACTATTTCAATAGAGCCTTTACCTCCTCTACCATCATCAACCGCGTAAAAACCGTCTGCAAGAGTAAATGCATCATTAACTCTACGCCTTGTATAAATTTTAGTTCCAGGCAAATATCTATCTGGTCCAACTCCATCGTGAAAAATATGAAGGCTAGGCGTTAATGCAGGATTAGTGCAGGCTTTAAGATGACCTGTTTCAGAAATTGGTGATATAGTTCCAGTAAAAAGACTTTTGCCTGCAACAACTTCTTTACGTCTTTTAACAATAACAGGTTTGTTTTTGCCTCTAGACTGAGCTTGTGCGTTTGAATTACCTAGTGCCATTAAAATCCGAAATAAGCGATTATACCTCCATCAGTGTCAGCTGCATTTAAGCTAACTACAGTCCATCTTCCATATATAGTCATACCAGCTGGAAACTCTATGCTAGTATCTACAACTTCACTATTTCCGCCAGTGTTACCGTTTGCAATACCAAAATATACATTGTTAGTTTCAGTGTCACTATACACTACAGAGTTGCTAGTGTCACAAGTTAACTTATCAAAAGTAGTAGCGCCAAGCATAGTTATAGCTACTATTACCATGCCATCTGGCGGAGTTAAATCTTCGCCATTATCATTGTGCATGTGAGCACTACCTAATTGGCCAAAGTTATAAGCTGTTGCAGTTGAATTCATTCCCATTTTATTTTTCTTTTATTTGTTCGTTTTTCTTTGAACTTCCACCGAAGAAGAAGTCAATTATTGTATTTACTTTAGCGCTCATAGCACCAAATATAGTTGATATAAAGCTAATTTCAAATTCACCTAACTCTATAGTTTTTGTAACAAAATAATTAAACATTACAAATGTAATGCCAAAATAAGCTACTGTAAATAATGTTGCTAATACTTTTTGTATAATAGCGTCGTCTTTATAAAGATCACGTGCGTCTTTACGATCTTCAACTTCTTTTGCAAAAGCTTCACGCTCTGCGTCTAATAAAAGCTTTTTTAAAGCAAGTTTTGCTTCATCGCGCTCTTTATCTGTAGTAATAACTTTGTCGAGTATACCTTCAGCATTATCAACAATTTTACCAAATAATCCTCCTACTAAATTTTGTATCATACTTTATTATTTTCCCAAGGTAAGTTTCTATCACCTTCTGGATATTTTTTTCCTGTGCTTGGATCTGTTATATATCCATTACCTCTTGGCCATACTTGGCCCATGTGATACACAGCGTTTTCGTCATATGTGGTCTTACCTATTTTCATATCTGTTTGATGCTGCATCTCGTGTGTGGCAACATATTCTACTTGATCTTCAGGCACACTAATATCTATATATATTGATCCATCAGAATTAGCTTCACCCATTATACCTTCGTCAAGATTTTTTTTAAATATCTTAGTATTGCTTGAGTTTTTAAAATTTCTAGTTTCGCTACCTAATTTAAACGCCATTATCTTGTTGGATCTTTAATCATATCATCAATAGCCTTATTAAAGACTTTATCTGTATATGTTTTGTTATTATAGAATATACTTCTTTCTGATGTAGGTAAATCTTCTTCACCTAATAGTATTCTGTATATTCTACTTATTATTTGCGAGCACTTCATTGAAGTTTTATACACAGTGTATTTTATCGTAGTACGATTTCTTTGTCTCCAAACTTCTATCCAGCCTTCTCGCCTGAGTTTTTCCCAACGGTTTTTATCCCAACTCATAGTATAAGTACCGTCTATAAACTCTTGTCTTGTAAACCGATTTTGACAGTCTAAAAATATTAGTAGTTCAAGTTCGGCATCTGTTAATCCGTAAGTCTTACAAGCCCACTTTCTAGTGAGCCTGTAATACTTTAGGATTTTTAATTCACGTAAATCGTGACTAGTTAATCGCACTATGCGCCTTGATCAGCTAGTAAACTAGTATTAACAATACTGCCACAAGCAGTAATATCACCAGTCAAATAAGTTCCAGTTACGTCGTCAGCTATAGTAACAATACCGTCGCTATGTGGTCCTTCGTTTGTAGCCTCGCAAAGAGCTTTTACAACTCTATGGCCTGAACTACCTTTAGTAGTTATATCTGTTTGTTGAGTATTTATAGGGCCATTACTAGTTTCTATAAAAGTAACGGGCTCGTAAAATACAGTAACTATATTATCTCCTGCTACTTGAAACGAAATTATTTTGTCAACAGGCACTAATAGCGAATCATTAGAGTCATCATCGTCGCCTAACGTAGACACTGTTCTGAAATAAAAATATCTATCCATGATTTCTTTTTTTTAAATTGTTATAAATTATTAAGCAGCAGCAGCTTCTTGAGTTTCAGTTCCGTCAGCAGCAAATGAATTAACTATCCAACCGCTTGATGTTCTTATACAATGAACTAAAACGTTTGCTTTAGCAATTTCTGTTTCTGCGTTAGAGCCAGAACCTCCGTTAATTTTTATACTGCCTGGA